ATTTATATCATAAAACAATTATTTATATCATAAAACAATTATTTATATCATAAAACAATTATTTATATCATAAAACAATTATTTATATCATAAAACAATTATTTATATCATAAAACAATTATTATCATTTTATTTACCTAAATTTATTATAAAAAAATGAATTTTGAATATCATATATTAAATTGTTTATTACTATGTCTCATATTTCTGATTATATAATAAAATTTGATTTGATTTTATCAAGACATTACAAAACATCATTCTCATTTGAGGAAATAATTTTGATATTGATAAAAGTTACAAAAGATGTTAAAATTCAAAAAGAATGTTTAGATTTTTTTGTAAAAAATAATATTTTACAAAAAAATGAAAGCAATTATTATTATTTATTAGAAAAAAATTATCCATATCAAAACTATAAAAATTATTTAAAACTTAAATCAATAATAGATATTGATCTAAATTCTAAATTAGATTTTTCAAAGTTTAATATATAGGTAATTGAGTATTTAACATCATACTTATAATATTCGTTCATATAATTTTTCTAATTACAGTTTATAAGATTTCTATACTTATTACAAGGTCTATCCATATATTAAATTATCCTCGTTGAGTTATATTTGTTTGTATTAAGTATTTATAATTAATTTATTTAAAAATTTTATTTAAAGTCATTTGTTTTAATATTATTAATAAGCACAAATAAATAATGAATATACCATTTGAAAAATCTTTTGCATCTCATGAAAAATCAAAATTTTGGAGTAGTAAAAATACTGAAAATCCACGAAATGTTTTTAAATCTAGTGGTAAAAAATTTTGGTTTGACTGCACTGATTGCAATCACTCATTCGATGCAACTTTGAACGATATTGGTTATGGAAGCTGGTGTCCATTTTGTAGTAATCGAAAATTATGTGATATTGTTGAATGTATTTCTTGTTTGAAAAAATCATTTGCTACTCATGAAAAAAGTAAATATTGGAGTAGTAAAAATACTGAAAACCCAAGAAATTTTTTCAAAATGAGTAGTAAAAAATATTGGTTTGATTGTACTAGTTGTAATCATTCATTTGAAAGTGTATTGTATAATATTAGTAAAGGATGTTGGTGTCCTTATTGTAGTAATCCTTCTAATCTTTTATGTAATGAAAAAGCATGTATTTCTTGTTTTGAAAAATCATTTGCTTCCCATGAAAAAAGTAAATACTGGAGTAAGAAAAATATTGAAAACCCTAGAAACGTTTTCAAATCAAGTGATAAAAAATATTGGTTTGATTGTAATGATTGTAATCATTCATTCGATAGTGTTTTATATTCAATTAATAAGGGAAGTTGGTGTCCATTTTGTAGTAATCCTCCTAAACAATTATGTAGTGAAAAAGAATGTATAACATGTTTTAAAAAATCATTTGCTTCCCATGAAAAAAGTAAATATTGGAGTAATAAAAATACTGAAAATCCTAGAAATATTTTTATTTATAATAATAAAAAATATTGGTTTGATTGTACTAATTGTAAACATTTTTTCTACAAAAAAATTAGCGATATTAGTAATCAAGGATGGTGTCCATTTTGTACTAATCAGAAACTATGTGATGTTATGGATTGTGAATGCTGTAATAACAAATCATTTGCTTCTCATGAAAAAAGTCAATATTGGAGTAGTAAAAATATTAAAAATCCTAGAAATGTATTTAAGAATTCTAATAAAAAATATTGGTTTAATTGTCTTAAATGTAAAAATTCATTTGATAGTTCATTATCACATATTGTTAATGGAAGGTGGTGTCCCTTTTGTAAAAATAAAACAGAAGCAAAATTATACGAAAAAATACTGACAACCCATTCATCTTTAATTAGACAATTCAAACAAGAATGGTGTAAAAATATACAATATTTACCATTTGATTTTTGTATTCCCGAATATAAAATAATAATTGAACTAGACGGACGGCAACATTTTCAACAAGTGTCAAACTGGTCTTCGCCAGAAGAACAACAAGAAAATGATAAATATAAAGAAGAATGTGCAAATAAAAATGGATATTCAGTAATTCGTTTATTACAAGAAGATGTATTTAATGATTCTTACGACTGGATAAAAGAATTATGTGATGCTATTGAAGAAATCAAATCTAGCAAAGAAATTACAAATCGTCGTTTGTGTAAAAATAATGAATATGATGATTTTTAGATTGTTTCTTATTATTTCTATTAGAATTATCAGTGAAAATAATGAATCTTTACTAAATTAATTAATGGACATAACCCTCTGTAATAAGATTTTCATAATCTGGATTCATTTTATATATTAATTTATAAAAATCTTCTTTTTCATTACATTCAACAAATTCATAATCATCATATAAAGAGCCAATAATATTTTGTAATGGTTCAAGTGAATTAACAATCCAATAAGATGGGTATGAATATTTTATAGGTTCTGTATCGTGTTTAATACATCTAAAACATATCATGAAATATTTTCTCAAATCATCAAAATTTCTAATAAAACCTCCGACTAAATTTTTTGCAGAAAAAGATGGTGCACCATCTTTATCAGATGAATATTTATAATTTACTTTATATAACTTAAATTCATGTGCTTTAACAAGTTCATTAAATTGAGTATAATCATTATTTTCACAACCAAAAAATGCTCTTTTAATATCTTCCATATTTGTAATACATTCAAACTTTTTTACTGGATCTTGTAATTCTTCTTCCTCATCTTCATCTTTCTCCTTTTTGGGTTGTTGGATAATAACAGGTTTTTCAACTTTAGGTTGCGGTGGAGGTTTATTTTGCTTAGAAAGTTCTTTTAGTCTATTATTTTCTATTGTTAATGATTCTAATTTTTGTTCTAATGACATAACTTCTGTTAGTTGAACTAATTCACCAAGATCAACTATATTTTTAGATTTAAGTGAATTATAAATAGACTCATTTTGTTTCATTAAAATATTAATTTTATTCTCCATATTTTATAATTTTTGAATTAAATAAATAAATTTATCAATTTTTTGTAAACTAATATTCTCAAACAATTTATATGACAAATATATTTAATTTTTTTAAATCAAATATTGAAGTAAACAATTTAAATAATTTATTAAATTCAGATTATGTAATTTTTTTATCAGATAAATTTTTTAGTAAATATAATTATTATCTTATAAAGTACTTTAAAAAATATAATATTGTATACATAAATTATAAAGATAAAGATATTATAATCAAACAATTGCATGAACATAATGAGGATATTAAAAAAACACCAAAAAATAAATACATTAAGAAGCAAAAATTATTACATTTTTATGAAAATATAATTGAACCTAATACATTATATAAAAAAATAATATTTTCAAATGAAGAACTATTTTTATCATTTAAAATGTATGGACTAAAAAAGAAAGAATATAAACTTCGAACTTTTTGTCAAATTGCAGAAAAATTAGGTGCTTTAACAATAAGTATAAATGATGAAATAACAAAAAATAAATTTATTAATATAACATCAGAAATAAATGTATCTAATCAAATAGCATTAGGTGGTTCATCGACAACTAATTCAACATATAATGGAAATATAGAACTTAAATTTGACTATACCAACCAATTTTATAATTTAAATTTAAATAAATTTGATTTATTAAAAATAATAGAAGATGAAGATGAACTATTTATAACTAAAGAAGACTTTGAATCTGATATTGATTTAAAATTTTTAATTAATGCTAGATGTATTAATTTAATTAAAAAATATAATACAAGAATAATAATAAATCAGGTAAATGAATTAGAAAGAAAAATAATTGCTAAAGCAAATAGATTTAATTTAGATATAGGTATTTGTGATAAAACTGAATTTTCAAATACAATTATTATTGATATTGACTTTATAAATATATATGAAAATCCAGAATGTATTGATGGATTAAATATATATAATATGAAAGAAGGATTTTTACAATTAACTAATATAATAAAGATACAAACAAACAATGATACAGATGATATTAAAAAATATTATAGTAAAATATTAAATTTTTTAGAATCACATTTAATTTCTATTGATGAAAAAAAAATAAATATTGAAAATCAATGTTCAAAAAATAAAACATTTGAAGCATATAAGTATATACTAAAAAAACAATTTAAAAAAGATGATCGTGAGACTTTAGTTGTTAATTTTTTTCAAAATAATTTAACATATCAACAATTTTTAAATTTTAGAGATAATATTATTATTGCACCTTTCTTCTTTTCATCAAATGCATGTTGTATAACATTTATTGATGATATAATTAATGATATTGGTGTATTAACATATAAATTATTTTTTATAAGTTACCAATATCATATAATATTAAATTCACAATGTAAAATAGAAGATAACGAATTTGATCATGATACAAATTCACAAATTATTTTAGATAATCCAGTATATAAAGATGTTCTTAATATTTTATTAGGACTTTTAATACCTATATTTAAAATAAAATTCCCATTAACATATAATGAAGAATATACAAATCAAAGAGATGAATTTATCAAACAAAATGATAACTTTTTAAAACAAAGAGAAGAGTTTAAAAAAAGAGAAGAAATTATAAAGAAAAAAGAGGAAGAATTAAAAATTAATGAATATAGTATAAAAAGAAGAGAATCAGAAAATAAAAAAACTGAAGAACTAAAAAAAGTTTTAGAAAATAATAATAATTTTTTTTATAATAATATTAATGATAAATTCAAATCATCTTATAATATTGCAAGTTTATTTAATAAAAATAATGATCATAATTTACCAAAATCATGTAATAAAAAATCAGGTGATAAAACATTTAATATAAGTGAAAAATTAGGTGAAAAAAGTCAAGAATTAGGTGAAATAAGTGAAGAATCATATGAAATAATTAAAAAATTAGGGGAAATAAGTGAAGAATCATATGAAATAAGTCAAAAATTAGGTGAAATAAGTGAAAAATCATATAATACAAGTGAAAAATCATATAATATAAGTGAAGAATCTAATGAGAAAGCTAATAATATGATGATATGTTACAAAGAAAATTCTGAAGAATCATGTGATGATGAATTTGAATTATTAGATGATGAAAAAAAAAATACACATAAAGTTAAATCACAAAATTTATATATATTTAATTTAGATGATTATGATGAAAAAGATATTAGAAATGCTACAGAATTTATAAATAATTATTTGTTTGGTATTGATTTGCGTAATAATTATATTAATTACAATATATTAATTACATGGAGTGAATTTAAAAAAATGGTTTTAGAATTTAAAAAACATGTTGATAATTTAAAAAAAGATGATGTAGTACCTAAAAATAATGAAAAAAAAAATAGTTATTCATTTTTTAATTTTATTTAATTCATAACTTATTTTCTTAAAATTTTTGCTAGTGGATAATTTTTTTTTATAAATTCAATATTTTGATTTGTAATATCATTATCACCTTTTAATTTTATAATCATTATATTTTTTGGTAATTTTGTAATTATTTGTTCAAAAGAAATACCAATTTCAATAGTTATAATATAATCTGACAAATAATCAATATTTTGATTAAATTTACTTCCCAAATTAATGTATTGTAACATTTTGGGAGTTTTATTAATTGGTTGATTAAACATTATACCTAATACAAGTAATTTAATTGTATCAGGTAAATTATCAATTGATTGGTTAAAAGAACCTTCTATTATAAGTTGTTCTAATTCAGGTAGATTTTCAAAAGGTTGATTATAATGACCATTAATAATAAGTTTTTTTAATTTTCTTGGTAAATTTTTTATCGATCTGTTAAATTTACCTGTTATTTTAAGTGTTATAAGATTTTCAGGAAGAAAATCAATATCTTGATCAAAATCACCATTTAATTCTAAATGTTCTAAATGGTTTGGTAAATCATTCAATGGCTGATTAAATAAAGATCCAAAAACAATTTTTTTATATTTTAGCATATTTTCTGTAAAAACTGGTTTTTCATTAAAATCATCATCAAACCCAATATAATCACTATAAATATGATAAGATGGTTTTCCCAATTCATTTAATTTTTCAAGAAAACTTCCAAACATTTATATATAAAACTTTGTTATTAATGTTTTATATATATTTTATATAATTTAAAGATCAATTTTTAAGGAATTATAAAAACATGTATTTGAATTGTGAAACCTGTAAAAAAATTGAAAAAATAATAGTTATTATGTTCTTAAAACTTAGGACTATTATAGGTGTTATTAAAGCGCATCAGGTTCTGACCTATACCTTACCTATAGTTAGACACTCTAACTATATAATGGAGCGCTTTAGATTTCTATATAATATACTAATATATAGAAACCTCGCAGATCGTCTAACTGCTCAAAATGGCAAATTGGCTCAGCCAAATATTTTACAACTAAATAACAACATGAATTTAAATAGTCATAATGGTAAAAATTTCACAGGCGACCTAACTGTGCATCCATGGGATGAAACAAATCTGGCAAATGTAAATAGTATAAATAAAAATAATAATTTTGGTACTTGTGATAAAACTCCATATTATTTAGTTATTAAAATCGCTGTAGTATTAAATGAAGAATATATTTTGGATACTTCTAGTAAAAATCCGTTAGATCCTAATAAAATCAATGGTCGATTAACACAAGAAGATAAACAGTTACTTTTTAATGAACTAAAAAATATTTTAAAATGTAAATTAACTAAAAACGTAATAGATAATATTAGTAAATTTGCAAATACAATTATTGAATTACAAAACTTAATAAAAATTCATGGTGATAAAAATTCAGATCCAAAAATACAATTTAAAGAACAACAAAAACTCAGAAAATTAATTCCTGTGTACAATAATAGGTTAAATATATTTAAAAATTATATTAAAGAATCATATGATTCTAATACTCATCATTTTACTATATTAAAACTTGAAATGCTTCATAACTTACATATGCTTTGTCATCATCCTTCTCTTAAATTTGAAGAATACACCCTTAATAAATTGAATATTGATGAAACAACAACATCAAACAATATTGTTGTAAATACAAATAGATTGAATTACGATGGTTATCCTATAAATGATGTAGAACATAAAATTATTTTTACAATACCAGAAACAACTATGCAAAAAGATATAAATAAAAAATCAAATGGTGTTAAGTTTGGGTTTAGTGATTTTTATGAGTTTATGTCATTCTTAAAATGTTCTATTGAAGAAGCAACAATTAATCAACTTTCATATAAAAAGTGCACTGGTTTTGCTTCAACAAATTCTAATAAAGTAAATGGTTCTTTGATACTTCAAGATTACGTTTTTTCAATCGATTTAAATATTACACATGGTTTTAAAGTAGGAAAAATTAATACAACATCGAGTAAAATTATGCATTGGTTAACAAATAATGATCTTAAAAAATCACATATAAGTTCTGATATATTATTTGCTTTTAACTATCCAGAATTGTTTAAGTATAATGATTTGGTTACTAAAAAAATTTATCAGTTAATAAATCAAAAATATAATGATCCTGAATTTCCTTTTTGCACTATTCAATGTTATAGACAAAATTGTCAACATTATAATATTTATAAAAAAGGAGTAAATCAGCAAGGAAATTTGTTAAAATGTATAAAGTGTAACATAAGTGAATTTTGTACATTATGTGAAAAGACTTATCATGGAAATACACCTTGTAATATAACAGTTGATGAACAAAATGAACTTTGGATCAGTGAGAATACGAAAGCTTGTCCAAATCCAAATTGTAAAAAAAGAATAGAAAAAAAGGGAGGTTGTAATCATATGACATGTAAACAATGTTCTGCTCATTTTTGCTGGTTATGTAATCAAATATATACGCCTAATGATGTTAATAATCATTATCGTGGAATGGATCCATTTGGTGGTTGTATTAATCAAGTACTTGTTAACAACCAAGGTAATAATAATCAAGATCAAGGTAATAATAATCAAAATCAAGGTAATAATAATCAAAATCAAGGTAATAATAATCAAGATCAAGGTAATAATAATATAGATCAAGGTAATAATAATATAGATCAAGGTAATAATAATATAGATCAAGGTAATAATATGCAAGATCAAGGTAATAATAATCAACAAGATGAAGATGAAGATGATGATATTCCTGAGCTTGAAGAAATTTTTGATGGTTTACCTATTTTAGAACATAGAGACATGCTATTACATAGAGTTATTATTAATAATCAAGATTTAGTTTTAGATAGGATGATTGCAACACAACTTGAATTACTTTGGAGGAGAGAACAACGTGAAGACGACAACGATGATATAGAAGATAGAATTGCACAATTTAGAGAAGATAGAAGTGCAGAATTTAGAAGAGAACGTAGAATAAATAGAAGAGGAAATAATCCTTAATAGAATCAATTTTTATTTATTTGTCTATTTGATTCATACTTTAATGTTTCAATTACATTCGTATCTTTTGAATTAATACCAGTATTAATCGGTGTTATTATTTTTTCAACAATACGTAAAGTAAAACTATGATCAATATTTCTAAAATCTACTAATGTGCCATCTGGATAAGTAAAATATATATCTAATTCATTTAAATATGGTAGTGGAAAATCAAATTCTAATGGATAATTAATAAAACTATTAAAAATAATATCTCCTGGATTACCAGACATTTGTATTTTTGCAAAAGCAGTTTGTTGATTTGAACTATTAAGTATACATTCAAAATTATTTAAATACATTAAAATATAATAATTTGAACCAGACAAATTTAATAGTCTTGTAGTTGTATCAATATCACCAACCTGATTAAAATCTGTAAATTGAATATAATTATCAAAATTTGTTGTTAGAGTACTATATGGTGTGATAGCATTTTTTTCACCAACATTTTTAAATCCTAAAACACTACCAATTGTATCTGATTTATTAAATAAAAAACTAACTTTAGCATGACTTTTTATTATAATACTTGGTCCACCATTACCAGTTAAATCTATTGTTGTTAAATTTGTAATTTCATTTAATGGTGCTAATAATACAGTATATGTTTGTTCAGTTTTATTAATACCATATATTTTGTGGACATTATTAATATATGTAGCATCTATTACTGTTCCAATTTTTGTTGCACCACTTACAGTGATTGTATCATTTAATTCAACTAAATTACCTGGATGATAAAATGTTAATAATACATAATTTATATTATTTATTGTACTCAATGATGCAGTTATACTATTAGGTAAATTATTATTTTTAAATGCTTCAAAAGATATTTTTTGTGTATATGAATCAATTTTTATATCAAAAATATTATAAACAGGTTTTTCTGTAGTTGATTCTATTCTTTTAACTAAATTAATATTTGTTGATATTGTTGAAATTAAACTATTTGGATCATAATTACCTTCTTGAATTTCTACTTCATAAATATGGTTTCCATCATCATAATGTTTCCAATATAATTTATTATTTTTTTTACTACCTGATGAATTTACTAAAAAATCAATATAAGGAAATTCTGTGCTAATTAATTCAATTCTAACAACATTATTAAAATTCTTTTTAATAGAAACTGAATATGAATTAGCATTAGGATATCCTTGTAATGTATTAGTTATTAACATAATTTGAATATTCTGTCCCCCTGATTTATCATTTTGAGATGATATTATTGCTACTTGTAAATAAATAAAATTTTGTTCAGTATTAATCACTTCCAAATAACCTTGATTTCTTTCATAATTAATTGGAAAATCAGAATTCATATATTTTAATTCAATTCCACCAATTGATAACATTTTAAAACGTAAAACATCATTTACTAAATAATATGTTGTTCCATTAAGAATAGAATTATAAGGTAATTCTATTAATAAATAATCATCATCAAGATTTTCAATAGAAGAAACATTTAAAATAGATAAAATTTCTATTGGTATTAAATTAGTTTTATTTATTATTGATGGTAAATATACAGTTTGTATCCCAATAATTGAGTTTATTGGTATATTATTATATGCAGTAGTAGTTCCTATATCATTAATGATTTCAATTGAAATTTGATATTTATCTATAAAACTTAAATAATCAATTGGAATATTATGATTATTAAATTTTAAAATAGCATAGTTAAAATTATTTAAAAAATATAAACAATTATTTTGTGTTTTCATATTACCTTGAATATTTTGTAAAATTACACGATCACTAATTTTTAAATTATGATTAGGATAATTTACTTTAATTATATTTGAATTTTTTGTTGTTTGAATAGGATCAACTGGTAATTTAATATTTAATGTTGAATAAACATTTTTTGGAATTTTATTTCTAAATCTACTATCTATATTTAATAATTTTGTTTTATAATCAACTTTATTATTAAAATTTTTAATTTTTTCATCCATTGATTCTTTTTCATAAATTGTTTTTTTTTCATTAAATTCTTTTTTTAAATCCAATGTTTTTTCAAAATTCATATTATAATATATTGTAATATTTTTTTATATAAAAATTGATTTTAGTATTTATTACATAATTTACATTCATTTATGGATGTGTTAGATGATTTAAAATCTATTATTAAAAAAATTGAAGATATTGAAAAAAAAATAAAAGAAACAGAAGAATTATGTGAAACAATAACTATAGAATTAAATGAAATTAAATATGGATTAAAAAATTATTTAATTGATGAAAAATATTCATTATATTTTGATGGTTGTTCTAAAGGTAATCCTGGATTAGCAGGGGCTGGTGGTGTTATATATAAAAATGATAAAGAAATCTCTACTTATTCTAATTTTTTAGGAGATAATAAGACAAATAATGAAGCTGAATATTCAAGTTTATTAATTGGTATTGAAGAAGCAATAAAATTAGGTATAAAGTCACTATATGTTTATGGAGATAGTCAACTAGTTATAAACCAAATACTTGGTAAATATTCTATCAATAATATAAAATTAAAACAATTTTATGATAATATTAAAAAAAAAATATCTTTTTTTGACAAAATAATTTTTACACATATACTTAGAAATAAAAATAAAAGAGCAGATGAATTAAGTAATATTGCTTTAAAAAAAATTGAATAAAAAAATATTATACTTATAAAATTATTTGTATGACTGATTCTTTATTTGGTGCAGGCAAATATTTTGATATTGGTATAATTGTAATATATTTTTTAGGTATATATATTTCAATTTTAGTACATCCATTTAGAAATAAAAATATTATTGATGATTTTGACAATAATAATACAGATGATTTTGACAATAATAATACAGATGATTTTGACAATAATAATTATGATTTTTTCAATAATAATACTGATGATAATTACTATACTGATGATGATTATTATAATAATAATATTGATGGTTATTAGTATAAAAAAAAATTGAATTAATAAGTATCAATTTTAATTTATTTAATTACATGACATTTAGCTTAAATTTTAGAGATTTATATAAGTTATTTATAGTTTTATTAAGTACAATAATTTTAGTTACCTATTTACTATTTAAATTTAAAAAAAATAATGATTTAATAGTAGATTCATATAAAGAAATTTTAGATCTTTATTCAACTTGTGAAAATAATGAGTTAGATAAAAAAGAAAATATAGATGATAATTTAAATAAGTATAAGATTTATATGGTTTTAATAAGTTCAATAATTTTACTTATTTGTTTATTACTTAAATTTAAAAAAAATATAGTTAATGAAAAAAATAATAAAGAATATATAGAAGAAACAGAAGAAGAATATATAGAAGAAATAGAAGATGAAGAATATATAGAAGAAGATGATGATTATATAGAAGAAGAAAATAATGATGATTATATAGAAGAAGATGAAGAATATTTAGAAGAAACAGAAGAAGAAGAATATTATGAAGAAACAGAAGAAGAAGAATATTATGAAGAAACAGAAGAAGAAGAATATTATGAAGAAACAGAAGAAGAAGAATATTATGAAGAATATTTAGAAGATGATGAAGAATATTTAGAAGAAACAGAAGAAGATAAATCTGTATCTAATAATAAAATTAAAAAAGTAAATTTATTATTGGACAAATTTGAAAAATAATTGTAAAAAATTCTATTTTTTTATTTATGAGCTGGTAGAAATATCATAGCGCACGAGTTTATGTATCAACAGATTTAAGAAAATTGATATAATACTTGACTATTTGAATTCATTTATGAGTATTAAAAAAAAAATTGAAAAACATATTTAAAAAGATAATTTATTCAATATTCATGTCAAAAGATTCAAGTAAATATGATAAATTAACACAACGAGAACATGTATTAGTAAGATCAGATACTTATGTAGGTTCAATAGAATGTACAGATGAAGAACATTGGATTTACGATGAAGAAAAAAATAAAATGAAAAAAAAAAAAATTAAATTTACACCAGGTTTTTTAAAAATTTTTGATGAAATATTAGTAAATTCAGCTGATGCAAGTCAAAATGATAAAACATGTGATACAATTAAAATAGAATATAACAAAGAAGAGGGTTATATATCAGTATGGAATAATGGTGATAATGGTATTCCAATTGAAGAACATGAAAAACATAAAATGTTAATTCCTACTATGATTTTTGGTGAATTATTAACTGGTAGTAATTTTGATGATACTGCAGAAAGAACAACAGGAGGTCGTAATGGTCTTGGTGCAAAATTAGTAAATATTTTTTCTACAAAGTTTATTGTTGAAATTATTGATGGTAAAAGAAAAAAAAAATATATTCAAGAATGGTCAGAAAATATGTCTGTAGTTGGTAAACCAAAAGTAACTGATATGAAAAATGCAAAAAGTTCTATTAAAGTTACTTTTTATCCTGATGTAAAAAGATTTGGATTAAAAGATATGAATAATGATCATTATAATCTTTTTTATAGAAGATCAATTGATATAGCAGGAATGAATGAAAATAAGTTAAAAGTATATTTTAATGAAAAAAAAATAGAATTAACTAATTTCAGATCATATATAAATTTATATTATCCTGGTGAAGAAGTTTATATTGATGAAACTAATGAAAGATGGAAAGTTGGTATTTTATATAGACCTGATGAAGGTAACCAAATAATATCATTTGTTAATAGTATAAACACATATAATGGAGGAACCCATGTTGTGCATGTAGTTGATAATAATATTTTAAAAACAATAATTAATGATTATATTAAAAAGAAGGATAAAGATATCAAAGTATCACCCCAATTATTAAAAGAAAACCTAGTATTTTTTATTAATTCAACAATAGTTAATCCTTCATTTTCTTCCCAAACTAAAGATACATGTACATCTAAAGTTGAAAAGTTTGGTTCAAAATATATTATACATCAACCTTTTATTAAAAAGTTTGTTAAGTGTGGTATTATTGATCAAGTAATTGAATTAGCTAAATTCAAAGAAAATTCTTCTTTGAAAAAGACTGATGGAAAGAAAATATCAAAAATTAGAGGTATTCCTAAATTAGATGATGCAAATAAAGCAGGTACAAAAGATTCAATGAAATGTTCATTAATTTTAACTGAGGGAGATTCAGCTAAAGCATTTGCAATGTCTGGTATGGGTGTTATAGGACGTGACTATTTTGGTGCATTCCCATTAAAGGGTAAACTTTTAAATACACGTGAAGCAACACCCACACAACTAATGAATAATGAAGAAATTAATAATTTAAAACAAATTATTGGATTAAGACATGATGTTGATTATAGTAAAGATGAAAACTTTAATCAATTAAGATATGGACGTATTATATGTTTAACAGATGCAGATGTAGATGGGTCACATATTAAAGGGTTATTAATTAATTTTTTCCATTCTATTTGGCCTTCATTAGTTAGTAGACCTGGTTTTATTACATCAATGGCAACACCTATTGTAAAAGCTTTTAAAGGTAAAGAAGAAAAAGCATTTTACAATTTAACTGATTATGAAGAATGGTTAGCAAAGAATAATACAAGTTCATGGAAAATTAAATATTATAAGGGTCTTGGTACAAGTACTTCATCTGAAGCAAAGGAATATTTTGTTGGTATTGAAGATAAATTAATTAATTATATGTGGTTAGAAGAATCAGATGAAGAATCAGAAAATGAAAAATTACCATATAATAAAAAAAGTGATGAAGATGCTATTTTATTAGCATTTGATAAAAATAGAGCTGATGATAGAAAAGTATGGCTTCAACATTATGATAAACAAGATGTATTAAAGTATGAAGAAAAAGAAATTTCATATTCTAAATTTATTCATTCTGATTTAATTCACTTTTCAAATGATGATCTATCAAGATCTATTCCTTCATTAATAGATGGTTTAAAACCATCACAACGTAAAATATTATATGGAGCATTTTTAAGAGGATTAGATAAAACTGAAGTTAAAGTAGCACAATTAGCAGGTTTTGTATCTGATAAAGCAGCATATCATCATGGTGAAGCTTCTTTAATGGGAGCTATAATTGGTATGGCGCAAAATTATATGGGTTCAAATAATATTAATATTTTAAAACCAAATGGACAATTTGGCAGTAGGTTAGCATCAGGAAAAGATGCAGCATCCCCAAGATATATTTGGACAGAATTAGAAAAATTAGCAACAATGATTTACAATTCTATTGATGATCCTGTATTAATTCATCAAGATGAAGATGGTTTACCTATTGAACCTGAATATTATGTACCAATAATTCCAATGATTTTAGTTAATGGTACACAAGGTATTGGAACTGGATTTTCAACTAAAATTCCACCATATAATCCAAAAGATATTATTACTAACTTAAAACTAAAACTTAAAGGAAAAGAAATGGAAGAAATGGATCCATGGTGGCAAGGTTTTGAAGGGACTATAGCTAAAGTAGATGATTATAATTACGAAATTTATGGATCTTATCAAATTAAAGATAATAAATTAATAATTACAGAATTACCAGTAGGTGAAGCAACTAGTGATTATAAGGCATTTTTAGAAAAAATGCTTGAAGGTGAAGAAGCTAAAAAAGCACCTGTAGCTACTGCAAAAACAACTGCTAAAGGTAAGAAAGCTCCTGCTAAAAAACCTATTAAAAAGGAAAAAGAAGATAATCCATTTTTAGGATACAAAGAAGGTAATACTGATGAAAAAGTATATTTTGAATTAACATTTGAAGATGGATATTTAGATGGTGCTAAAGATATTGAAAAACAATTTCATCTTGTTAAAAAATATAGTTTAAACAATATGAATTTATTCGATAGAAATGGTACTATTCATAAATATAATAATGTTCTTGATATTATTAATGAATATTTTAATGTTAGATTAGAATATTATGAAAAAAGAAAAGCATATCAACTTGAACTACTTGAATTTCAACTTAAATTAATTAGTTACAAAGTTAAATTCATTTTAATGATTATTGAAAAGAAATTAATTGTTAATAACAAAAAGAAATCAGATATCGAAGAAGAATTAGAAAAACTTAAATTTCCTAGATTAGGGAAAAATAAAAATGATACTGATGTATCATATAACTATTTATTAAGTATGCCTATTTATAACTTAACTAAAGAAAAAATAGACGAACTTAAAAATCAAGAAGAAGATAAAAATGTGGAATATAATACATTAGATAGTATGACAGTTCATGATATTTGGTTAAATGAACTTAATAAAATTGAAAAAGAATATGAATCTTGGTTGAAACAAAAAGAAAATAAAGAAAATGTAAAAACTAAAACCAAAAAACATAAATCAGTTTAAAAATTCATTTATATTTTATAGAGAATTATATCCTTCTTCATAATGTTTTTTATAGTTTAGTTTATAATGATTTGAAAACATATCATAAATAATACTAAATTTACCATGCATATCATTATAATTTTTTTTGTCAATATTATCAACAATAAGTTTATCTTGTTTTAAAGTTGTATACATTGTATTTTTTGTAACTTTATCACCTAATAAGTTAATAATAAAATTTAAATTGGTATTATCAGAATATGACCAATAGTTTCTATAAGCTTTTACAAATAATTTAGTTTTGAATTTTGAAATAGGTAATGCATAAGTTATAATTGTTGAATTAAAATCACCAAAACAAACACGAGCTACTGTTGTATGAGGTAGTAAATATTCATTTTCAACTTTAATATCATTAAAATTATAAATTCTATTAACTAATGATTTTTCACCTGCGATATAATTATATGTAATTTTATAATGAAAATCATAATCATCTATTTTTTCTATTTTAGAATTAGATAAAGGATTAGGATTTTTTTTATTTCCAAAAGTGTGAACAAATCCAATATGACATATATCTAAACTATTCACACTAACAAATTTTGCATTATGTTCAAAATCTTCAGTTAAATATACAGCTCTTTGATCTTTATTATAATATTCTGGTTCAACAAAAATTTTTGATTCATCAATTAAATTTTTATCATCTTCATTAGTTAGAGGAATTGTGTTAAGATAAACAATATCTGCTTTTTCAACAATTTTATAAAAAAATATATTTTGAGTATGTGAAGCAACATGAGGTAATTTTGGTATATTAACTAAGTTTCCATTTGATCCATCAAAAATATAACCATGATATGGACATGATATTGTGTTTTTACATATTTCACCTTGAGCAAAGGATGATCCTTGATGAGAACAACAATCTTTTAAAGCATAAAAACTATTTATATCTCTCCAAACTATATAATCATTATCTCGAATAGTAATACGTTTTGGTTGTTTACCAAAATCTTTTTTGAATCCGATTGGATACCATGTTAATTGTCCATAATTATTTGGATATTCTAAACGAGGATTAGTACCAAACTTGTAAAATATATTTTTATCTTCAATAGAACTCATTTTACATATTTGTTTATTATTAGAAACTATTCTACAAATTTGTTTATTATTATTTAAAAAAGCACCACTTATAAATAAATTACTTAAAATAAAAAGTAAATTAAAATTCATTATTATTAATAATACGAAAATAATTTTTTAAGTCTTTTTATTTACTTTTGATTTATATAATCCACACGGACCACAATGATCTTCATTTGACATATCAATTTTATAATTTACTTTTTTTTGACAATCTTCAATAGTCCATCTACCTAGTGGATTTTTCTTATTTGATCTATCAAAAAATTCATACAATCTTTTTTTTAGTATTCCGAATAAATTTCTCATAAATATATATTTACTATATATAATTATTATTTAATTCAATTTTTTATTCTTCGACATCACTAGAACTCAAATAATTAAAAATTCTTCTTCAGAATCATTTTGTTGTTTTTTAAGTTCTCTATTTTCATTTTCAAGAATAACAAGTTTATTATTCTTACATTTTTGTTCATGAGACCATCTTGAATTTTTCTTATCATATATTTTTCGCAGAATCTACACATATATATTTTTCCGGACTTTAGTGGACAAAAAATTGACTTTTTCGGACCGAAATTTACAGAATTTTGGACTTTTTCGGACCTTTCAGTATGGGATTTTTTGTTGTGATTCCATAAGCTTTGATAAGAACTATACTCCTTATTGCAAAGTTTACATCTAAATTCCATAAATAAAAATAAGTTTATATATAATATTAGATATTTTATTCTTATATAATTTTTTAAAAAGTTTAAACTAAGTTTAAACTTCATTTTTTTTTTTTTTTTTTTAAATAAAATACTTGTTTTTCAAAAATATATTATTGTTTAGGTTGTAATTATTGTTTTGAATTAAAGTTTGTGCATATTTTGCGCTTAATAAAAAATTATATATGTTCTTATAATATTAATGACAACAAATCTTTTAATATTTGATTTAAAAATAAAAGATATTGATATATTACTAAAGTCAGTTAATAGTAATACTAAATATGTATTAATTGATTATTATACAGATACTTTTGAATTATTAACTGAAAAAATTAAAAACTTAAAGATAGATTCTTTAAATAGTGTTGGTCTTATAAGAGAAGAATACTTTAGTACATATTATAAATTATTTGATAATCAAGAACCATTTATATTACAGTCAGTTTATGATTTAGATCATGGGTTGAAAACATGGGAACCAATGGTTAATTTTATTATTTTTTTAAAAGAAAATTTTAATCTTCAAATATTTGATTTTATTAGTTGTAATTTGTATAATTATACAGATTATAAATATATATTCAATATATTATCCCAAAAAACAAATATAGAAATTGGAGCATCTAAACAAAAAATTGGAGCATCTAAACAAAAAATTGAAAATTTAGAATATAATATATTAAATTTAAATACAACAAATATCAGAAATTTAAAAGAAATATATTTTACTGATTATATAAATAATTACACAGGAACATTTGGTGCGACTTTTGTTTTAACAATTGCACCTGCAGTACCAATAACATATTATAGTACAAGTGTTAAATTAAATTTAACATATGGAACTAGTTTATTACCGGGTGTAAATTCAAGTTGGAAACGAGTAAATACAATATCAGGTAGTTTAACAATATCTGGTAATGTAAATAAGTATTTTATGCTTTCTAATACCTATGGATTTGCTGTTGCAAATAATTCAGTAACAAAATCAATTGATGGTGGTATAACATGGTATTCTGTAACAAAACCATTCAATATGCAAATATCCGATGTTTATGCATGGGATCAAAATAATTTTATAATTTGGGGAAATCCAAATGGTACAACATCAAAAATTTTTAAAACAATAGATGGAGGTACAACATGGTTAGATATATCAGGAGGTTATAATAGTGGAAATATTTATAGTATGGCATTTTTAAATGATATTGGTTATATTGGTATTGCAAATAATATTTATAGATCAACAAATTATGGATATTCTTGGGTAAATTTAAATCACAGCATAAATGGTAATCCAAAAAAAATATTAATGGTATCAACATTAATTATTTATTTAATTACAACAACGAATTATTTTTATTATTCAACAGATGGAAGTATTACATTCAGTAATATTGGTTCTGTAACATCAACTGATATAGCAACAACAATAGTAGATCCAAGTATTATATTTTCAGTAAATAGTACTGCTCTAACATATGCAACATTAACATCAATGAGTTTTGGTAATAGTACTACACCAGCATCAAGTTCAATTAATTCTATTTTAATGCCCAATAATACAACATTTTATTTATTTACAACTGCAAATTATTTATATTCTGTTAATAATAGATCAACCTGGAATACATATACATATAATATCACTACAACATTAAGTAAATTTAGTATTAATGATTATTCAATTTATGGTTTAGGTGCAGATAATAATTTATATCGATTATATATTTCCTATCCTGGAACATTAAATTATTATAGTAATAATACATTAATTAAAAGCTACACAATGAATAAATTATATGAAAATAATGTTTATTTATCAAATTTATATTTGGGAAATAATAATATATATGCTTATTATGTTTCGAATGATACAATATATGATAGTATTTCCTCATCAATAATAACATTAAACGTTCAACAATATGCACCTTTTATTTACACTAATAATACAATTAGTGGTATAATTGATCACAATTATTCAATAAAATTGTTTACAACAACAAGTTCATTAATATATGAAACAAATACATTTTTTATTCAAATAAATAAAACTTCTATTTGTCAAGGAACCCCATTTAAAATATCAATGGTTACAAATCAAATCGGTTTTAGTTGTTCAACAAATGGTTCAATTGGAAAAACAATAGATGGTGGCATCACATGGTCTATAATTGATACAGGATTAAGTTATTTAAGTAATACAAAAAATAAAATATTAGATATATTTGCAACTGATATATCAAATATATTATTAGTAACAAGAAATAACATTTATAGATCTTATGATAGTTGTGTAAATTGGACATTAACATTATCAAATGTTGTTAATATTTTATCAGCTAGTGCAATAAATGAAACATTTTGTTATACAAATGGTACAAATACATATTATTCAACAGATTTTGGTCAAACATTTCCATTTATTTTTCCGACAGGAAGTCAAATAAGTGTACATTTTGGAATTAAAAGTTTCATTCTTTGGGGTAAAAGTAATGATATTGGTTATATAAATAATGGTATAGTTGCAGCTAATAATATTAGTTCTTTTACATCTTCAAATGTTTATTCTTATGATAGATCATTTGGTGTTTCATACAATTTAACTCAAGTATACTTAGTAACAAATAATGGAACGTATTATCAAATTATATTGACATCTACGTATTTAATATCTTTTGTTATAATTGTTGATTCATCTACAATTTTTGTAGCAACGTATTCAAATACTTATTACGTTTCAAGAAATAAAGGAACAAACTGGGCAACAAATACTATACAATCACCAATAATACATTTTTGTAAAGTAAACTATGGTTTACATGCAATATGTCAAGACGGCAATTTATATTTGTTATACTTATCATATCCAGGAACAATAAATATTTATGATAATAATAATTTATTATCAAGTTATAAAAATAATAATGCATTTAATTTTAGTACATTTCTACTTCCAACAAAAAATTATAGTATTTATTCTATTTTTGTTCCAGATTATTCAGATTATACAACAATATCTTCAAATGTATTAAATATAAATATACCGCAACCAAAATTATCAATTAATACATATAATTCAATAAGTGGTATAGTAAATTATAATAGATCAACAAAAATACTTTATAAAACAACTTTTTTACCAGTTATTTATGATGTAAATACAAATTTTGTAAAAGTAAATATACAACAAACAGGTATTGGTGGTCCTATTAGAATCAAAATGATGACATCAAAATTTGGTTTTATTTCTTTTATGGGATCATCGATATCTATGACTATTGATGGATGTATAACTTGGAAAATAATAGATGTTAATTTATCTTATTATAAATCAACTACAACTAATAGAATAATTGATCTACATGGTTGGGATATCTCAAATATAATAGTTGGAGGAGGAAATAGATTAGCAAAAACATTTGATGGTGGGATGTCATGGTATGATATATCTGGTAGTTTTAATAATGATACTAACATATTGAGTTTACAGTTTTTTGATGAAACTGGTTATTTATTATCTAATAGTAATTTATATAAAACTATTAATTATGGATTATCATGGATAAAAATATTAGTACTTTCTTACACACCTACTTCAATGTCAGCACTAAATAGATCAATTATTTATGTTTGTTATTCTAATAATTATTATAGTTATTCATATAATAGTGGATTAACATTTACAAGATTTTTTACAAGTGGAGTAGTATATCAATTTATTAATGTATTTGATGAAAATAATGTAACTTTTCATAATAATGGATCTATTGGTTTAATAATAAATAAAGAAACTAGATCTTTCTATAAAACATTTAGTACAATAGACTTTTTTTTTAGTTCAATTTACATGATAGATTTAAATACAATTATTGCATTCACTACAACTAATTTTTATTACATATCATATGATAAAGGATCAACATGGTCTATTTATTACTTACGAAACCCTATTATTAATGCAAATAAAATAGACAATTTAATATTTGCAATAGATGAAAATGGAGATGTTTACCAATTAATATTATCATATCCTGGTCTTTTTAGCATTTATGATAATATTGGTTTAATACAATCATTAGAACAAAATTCATTAAATATACAAAATATTGGTTTTTTAAATAAAGATAGTCAATATTTATATGCACAAATAGAACCTACAATAAATAATTATAATACAATATCATCAAATATTATTCAAATAAAATATAATGATACAATAAATATTTATACTAATTATACACTTAGCGGAATAATAAATCATGGTTCAACTATTAAACTTTATAATAGATTTAGTCGTGATTATTTAATTGAATATAATACTAATTTTATAAAATATAATAAAAC